AAGTCACCTTGCCAAAAAATATGTAAGTTAGATCCTATCACAGATATTTGTACAGTCTGTGATAGGACCGTGCAGCAGATTCAAGATTGGCCTATATATACTGATGAGCAACGCTCAGTTATTATGAAAACCCTTAAAGCTAGAAGGAAACAAAAAAAATGGATTGGGAAGAGATCGTTAACACAATCTGTGATCTTGTAAAGGATGTTGAACTCCGTAGACAGATTTATGATAGATTGTTAGAAAACACACATGTTGATGAAGAAGATGTTAGGATGGCATTAGACATTGATCGGGTGTTTGACGAAGTTGTAAAGAACTACATTGAAGATGAAGAAATTGTTGATAACTACGATTACGAAGAAGAATGAGGGTCGTAGGAATTGACTATAGTCTTAGCAGTCCTTGCATCTGTATTTCTGATTGGAGCACTAATAATTATTATGATTGTAGAATATTTTACCTAACAAATACTAACAAATATAATATTGACATTGATAACATCCAAGGTGATCTTCATTTAGAATACAGTTGTGAAGAACAAAGATTTTACAATATAGCACATTGGGTGTTGTCTAAATTACAAGAAGATGATATTATTTACATGGAGGGTTATTCTATGGGTTCAACGGGTCGGGTGTTTAATATTGCAGAAAATGCAGGTTTATTAAAGCATTACCTATGGAAACGTAATCATCAATATAATCTTGTTCCTCCTACTGTGATAAAGAAGTTTGCTACAGGAAAAGGTAATGCTAACAAAGAAGCACTACAAGAAGTATTTCTTAAAGAAACGGGTTATAATATCAAAGAAAAATTAAATATGACTGAAAAGCAGTGGAATCCTTCCTCTGATATAATTGATAGCTATTTTATTTGTAAGTATGGCATAACAATGGAGAAAGAAAATGTGGGAATGGTTTAAGAGAGTTTTTATTGGTGAGTTTAATAAAATTGAAGAAAAAGTAAATGATCAGATTACTGACTCGGTAACACAAGTCAAAAAAGAAGTTAAAAATGTGGTAGATAATATTCAAGAAGTTGAAAAAAAATTAGAAAAAGATGTTAAGAAGTTTATTGAAGATACAGGCATTACAGAAGTAAAAAAGAATAAAAAGCCTGCCAAAGCAAAGAAAAATGCAAAGTAACAAAGTCATTAAAGTTGCTGCGGATGGCAATGTTCCTGCTGTTATAGGAGATTGTCCATCTTGCGGCGCTGGTGATAGAACTATGATACTAATTGATTATGTACCTAATCTTAAGAATGATATCGATAGTACGGTTTATTTGAAATGTTTATGTTGTAGCACGATTCATCAACGTAAAGTAAAAGATTTAGCAGAGGGATAGATTATGGGTAAGAAGAGAACAAGAAGCAAGGTAGTATCTAAAGGTTTGCGTGATAGTGTATCAAGGCAGCTACTAAAGGCTGTTAGCAGAAACGTACCAGAAATTGAGAAGGTACTGAATAAGTTAAAGCATTGGGGAAGAGGTAAGCGTACTGTTGTGACGATTGCTAACCCTAATAAGAATGAGACTAACAAGCGTTTCATCAAGGTAGAAGGTAATCATTCAATGGCTTTTGGTCCATGGAAGCGTATTGAAAAAGAAAAAGTCTTTAGCTAATGATAAAGATCTACGGAAAGCCAAACTGTAATTGGTGTGTTAAAGCACGAGAACTGCTTAATATGTACAATATGCAATATGTATATCTTACTGTTGGTGAAGATGTTGGCATTACAGAGCTATTGGAGATGTATCCAGGTACAAAGACTGTCCCTCTGATAGAAGTTGACGGCAAAAAACTAGGTGGTTATGAAGAATTAACAAGATATGTGGAGGAAACACAGAATGATTACGGACACTCTATCTAAGTCAAACATAAAGAATATGCTTAATACAGACATCGTTAATGTTAAGTTTAAGAAAGCAGATGGGTCTGAACGGTTGATGAAATGCACTCTTCTTGAAGGATGGGTGAAAGAATATGAGAAAAAGACAGAAAAAACACGCAAAGTATCAGAAGATACGATAAATGTATGGGATGTAGAGAAGGATGGATGGCGTTCTTTCCGTTATGACTCCATTATTGAAATATATAAATAAACTATATAATCAATAATACAAGGATCTAATATGTCCGAAGATTTCACAATGCCACTGATGGCCAAAGCAATTGCAGGCCTAGGTGGCTTAATTGGTGGGACTGCTTTCATGGTATTTTATAGACCAACAAATGTTTGGGATGCCGCTGTGAGATCTGGACTTAGCACAACGACTGCGATACTTGGTTGTGCTCCACTATTAGAATGGATGCAGCTGTCTACTACTACTGATAATGTATTAGCAGCTGCATCTTTCATTGGATTTGTATCCTGGAGCGTGCTTTCTTTTGTCGCCAAGATACTAATGAATATCCAGGATGAAAAAGTTGAACTCAAACTTCCAGAGTTTTTGATACGTAAAAAATAATTAAAGAGGTGTTTTGTTATGGTTGAAGTGAACGAATTAAATAAGCATGCTCGTGGTGGCACGGAGCTAATGCAAGAACGTCTTCATGCATCTGTTCCTAAGGATCTTTTAGATCAGTTTCAAATCATACCTTCTCGCGTTCGAGAGCTAGATCCCAACAAAAAGAAAATACTTTGGTTACATGATCTTCCACAAGATCCTGAATCAGCTCATCTCACTGAGCATGAAAGTAGAGCAAGATTTGATAAGATAGTATGTGTATCTGATTGGCAGATGCAATTGTACAATCTTATATCAAGCGTTCCTTATAGAGACTGCATTGTGATAAAAAATGCCATTGATCCTATCCCCGTTAAGAAGAAAGAATACAATGGCACAGTCAATCTTATCTATCATACCACACCTCATCGTGGTTTAGAGATACTTGTTCCTGTATTTGAAGAGCTTTGCAAGCTTCATGATAATCTTCATTTAGACGTGTACTCATCGTTTAGCATATATGGATGGGAAGAACGAGATGCTCCCTATAAGCATCTATTTGAACGCTGTCAGGCACATCCTAAGATTACCTATCACGGAGCAGTACCAAACGAACAAGTAAGAGAAGCTCTTGTCAAATCTCATATCTTTGCATATCCATGCATCTGGCCTGAGACGTCATGTCTTGCTGCAATTGAAGCAATGTCTGCTATGAATATGGTAGTATGTCCTAATTTTGCTGCTCTGCCAGAGACATGCTCAAATTTTGCTATGATGTATCCATTCCACGAGAATAAAAATGCACATGCAGTTCAATTTGCACATACATTGGATCTTGCTATCAAAACAATAATCCAGAATCAGGGTAATACATACCCCTATCTGGATTTTCAAAAGCAGTACTTTGACTTCTTCTACAGCTGGGAAAAGCGTAAGAGTGAGTGGATTAACTTACTCAACGTAGTAGGAAAAGATATGGAACCCAATTAAGAATTGGGATTGTCTCGCCTGACTTGATTATTACGAGCCTGCAAAATGCTCTGACGGTTTAAAAAATCAACCCAACCATAAGGTGTGTCTCCACCTTCCCATGCATGCTGCATACGAAGGTTGCTTGGGTTGATAATTTCATACCCACGCTTAATAAATTCTGCAGTGCACAGTTTCTTCCAATCTTCAAAACTCGTATTCTTATTGGTGCTGACTACATTACGCTTATTTTGCATGAAAGACATTTGGTTTCCTTTGGGTTGATTAGTATTGTTTAAAGTCAGTATTTTCAGTATATCCAAGGTGATATTCAAATATTTCTTCTTCAGTTAGATTGATGATCCTTTTTCCAATCATTGTCCCTCCAGTCCACCAATGAGGATCACGAGGCCGACAATAGAATGAATCTGCAGATCCACGATCGTACAACGATCCATTACGCTCACGATCAAACTGTGGTTGATCATTCATATTAAGCCTCCATTCCGTCTCTAGATTCAATCCATTTATTATCATGATCTAGATCATCCATTGTATCATGAGCATATTTAATAGCAGTTTTAATATAGTTATTCATTTGTTTTCTAGAAACTGAT